AATTGTTACTGTTTTTGCCTTAATGAATGGGTTTTTATTTACTGCTGTTCTCATTTTATTTTGTATCCACAATAGGTAATTTATAGTTTAATTTGGCTTTTGCTGTAAACATATCTTCTGGAATTAAGACTGTCATATCTAATTTTTCTATGTAATAGGTTCCAGCTTTAAGGTCTTTTCCTACCATTATTTCAGAGGTTAATACTTGACCTTCTAAAATATCTTCTTCTTGAATATAGTTTATTAGAACTATATTTTCATCTATTAGTATCATTATGTTAATCTCATTATACTTACTAAATGGTTTCTAAGTCTGGTTGTTAGTGGCTCAATCTTAGATTCTTGATCCTGTAAATGATGAAGAACCTTATTATCATCTAAATAAATACCACAATGATTGGCCTGACAACTAGCATTACATCTACCAATTCTAAATAGTAACACATCACCTTCTTTAGGGGCATCAACAGGGGTAAAACTCTCAGCTTTAAAGTATTTATAAAACTCATTCCAACCATCTTCTAAATATGCTGTTGGTGTTGTTAGATAATAGTTATTTAATGTCCTATTGTAAGTTTGTTTGTAGTAATCTCTTACTAATGTATAACAATTAGAGTGGCTATAACTATACTTTCTACCTTCTAGTAGTGGCACTTCATTGGGGTTATAATAATCCCATTTACCTGTTATTAAGTTACTCATTAAGTAGGGAAAACCACAACTATTAGAGCCTTTAATGTCCTCATTAGATAGGTATGATAATTGGTTAATATGGGTATGAAATATAACAACATTATCTAATTTATGTAACATTATTATGTCTTTTACACTTAATGAAAAGTAACTAGAAGGTAGTAATGAAGTGTTAGTTAATAAAGTTATATCAGTTGGTTTGTTATTAATAATTTGATAGAAACCAACTGATTCTTTATCTAATGGCAACTCTAATTTAGATAAATTAGGTGGTAATAACATTATTTCTTTCTTAATATAATAAGTGAATTTATCTGGTCTAATGTTTTATCTCTATATACTGGAGAATTAAGCTTTTTAAATAAGTCAATGTAAAATAGTATGTTATCAATAATTTGTTTAATCATTATATTCTCTGTATAGTTTTAAGGCTTGTCTTATTAATTCACTGGTTGTTAGTTTTAAACTTTTAGCATATTCTTTGGTTTGTTGGGCTTCAGTTTTAGTCCCCCAATAACCAATAATGCTTCTCTTAACTGTTTTTTCCATTATTCCTATTTGTTTATCTTTATTTATTAACTATATATAATATAGCACCAATCTTATATATAAATATGTGCATTAATATTATAAGTGCTTACATAATTAGATATCTATGTGATATACTATTTATAGTTAATTAAATAAATATATGAAATTACAAAATAAAGCAGTTTTAATAAGAGTGCCTCAAGAGCTAGTTGACCTAATGCAGTTAGAGACAGCACACTATACAACTAAGATGACAGAAATATTGATGGCTCATTATAACCTTACATTTCTACAAGTTAAACAAACAAGAGAGGCTAATAATGAAAAGTAAAGTAAGTGGAATATATTTAATTACTAGTAAAGTTAATGGTAAAAAGTATGTTGGTCAGAGTGTTGATATAGGGCAGAGGTGGAGGATGCATTTAAGTACTTTAAAGAATAATAAGAACCCTAATAATCACTTACAAAATCATTTTAATAAATATTCAATAGAAGATTTAACATTTGAAGTATTAGAAGAAGTAGTTGATTTAAGTTTACTAACTGAAAGGGAACAATACTATATGGACTTGCTAAAACCTGAATTTAATGATTGTCCTGCTGCTGGGAGTAGAATAGGATTTAAACAAGAAGGCTCTAAGTACTATAGATATAGTAGTAAACAATATCAAACTTATTATCATATACAAGGTAAAATGATAACTTTCTCTTATCACCATTTAGAAGATGAAGCAATTAAAGAGGTTGAATATATCAAGACTTTAACACAAGAGGAATTGTTGAATTATAAAGAAAAGTGTCTAGCAAAGCCTGTAAAACTTAAAAGAAATGTTAGACATTATAGTTTTAATAAATTAGAACGTAAATATAAAGTTCAATTTATTTTGGAAGGTAAGAACAAATACTTTGGCTCTTATGCAACAGAACAAGAAGCTATAGATAGAGTCAAACAACTTAAATTAGAGCTAGGAATTGAATAATGAATATCAAATTTACAAAAATACAATCAATAGTTGAAAGAGATCAAACTAGTAAAATAAAGGTTATGGTTGCAGCTAGAAGTAGTGGTAAGAGCTACTTAATGTTGAGAAGTGCAATCATAGCTTGCTTGAATTATAGCGGCCCTATAAGCCCATTAGATAGGCCTTGGGTTGTTATATGTATGCAGTCACAAGTAGTTGCTAAAAGCATTCATTGGTTATATTTATTATCCTTTATTGAAGAAGACCTTAAGGATGTTGTACTTGAATATAACAAGTCAGAACTTAGAGTTAGATTTAAAGGAGTAAGACCAGACTTACTCATAACTGGAATGGGTACTGATAATACTGGCAGTCATCTAAGAGGTAAGTCTTTTTATAGGTTTTATCTTGATGAGACTCAAGATGTTGATAAAGTAGAGTATTTACTTGATTATGTTATACTTCCAAGGCTCTTAGATAATGGTCAGGTGTTATGTATTGGTACTGCTTCTAGTGGGTTATTAAGTCCTTTTCACCGCCTTACAATGAGAGATGGAGTTAAACATTTTAAGTTTACTGTGTATGACAATGAGCTATTTACAGAGGAAAAGATTAACTATTTAAAGACTATATTAAGTGATAAAGCCTTTCAAGCTGAGTTTATGTCTGAGTTTATTGATAGTCCTGCTAATGTTTTTGACTGCTTTACAGAGGATAACTTAGGTAGTTATAGGCAAGTTATGAACCCTCTTAGAGTTGTTAAAGAGATACATTACTTAGGTACTGATAGTGGAACTGTAAATGCTGCTTATGCTGTTGTTAAGTGCTTAGTGTTAGAGGATAACAGCCTTGTATTAGAGGTTGTAGATAGTTGGCAGTCTGATTCAATTGTTACTGTTGATGAGATATTAGATAAGTGGCAGCTACTAAATAACAACTATAAATTGTATAGAGTCTGTGTGCCAGATGACAGAAGTGATCTTGTTATTAGTGCTAGAAGAAGAGGATTAACACAAGCTTTAACTATTCCTAGAAATGCTATTGGCTATAAACCAAGTCATAGATGTGATAAAACTAACAATATGTTTTACAACAAAACATTGTTTATTAATAGAAATTTAACCCTACTAATTGACCAAATTAAAGGCTATAAAAGGGTGTTATTGGATGATGGTACTGTCATAGCTGACAAGTTTGTTAAAGGCAATGACCACATCCTAGATGCTGTTACTGGGGTTATAGCATATATTATGAATAATAAAAAATAAGTAATAAATAGTTAAATATGTTAAACAAATGGGAGATAAGAGTTATTAGATTAACTAAACAAATGTGGCCCAAATTGTTAAATATAATGTAATAATAACAATGTTTGGATAGTAGTTTAAAACATAGAATCACCTAATCACAAGTATAAAGTAACTAGTATATTTATAGGTTTAAACCCTAATAAAGATGTAGTTACTTGGTGCTTGTGTAATTGTGATATTTATATGAAATGTAATTAAAAGACCACTTAAGGAATTAGTAATAAAGTTAATTTAAATTCTAATTTAATTTCTAATTTAAAGTTAATTTAATTCTAATTTAATTCTAATTTAGGTTATCCAAGGAAGGGTGAGGAAGGTTGGAGATAGAGAAAGGGCAGTGAAGTTGTGATAGGAAGGAAGAAGAGAGGTAGGTGAAGAAGGAAAGGAAGAAGTGAAGGAGGAAGGAAAGGAGAAGAGGAGAAGAGGAGGAGAGAAGGAAAGTGGGAAGGAAGGAAAATAGGGTAGTATAGGTGACTATCCACAATGGCTATAACCCTTACTACATATACATTACAAGGCATAAAATTGGTGATCCAACCCCCAATAAATATCATATTTGTTACAATAATTACAGTAGTTATTTGAAATAGTTTTAAGATTTACCATAGAGAAAAATATATACATTAAATGTAATAATTAGTAGACAATAGTAGTAATTAATGGTATAATACAAAGTATAAATCAATAAATTAATATTATGAAAACCACAAAAGTAACAGTTAGCACCAGAATATCAAAGGAAGTACTAAATAAACTAGAAGCATTAGTAGAAGCACATAGTAAAATAAACAGTGTTTCCGCTTTAATTAATGACATTCTAATTGATTATTTAGAGGCCAAATAAGATGACACAAGCATACATAATAGACTTCTACAAAGTTAATAAAGCCCAACTAGATTTAATTAATGATTTAGACTTGTCCAAGGATTCAAGAACATTCTTATGTCACACATTAGTATCTAACCTAATTAAATGGGGTGAAGCCGCCCCTATTGGATGTGAATTAATTCAAGCAAAAATACCACAAGCAAGGTGGAAATCACTAGTTGAAAGAGGTTTAATAGAGGCAACTGATTACTCTTATACAGAGCATAAATCAAGAGAGTTTACAGTTAACTTAGAGTTAATTGACCTCTTTCTAGAAGCTGGCAAGCTACCACTAGCAGAAGACATAGAAGCAACTAAGTACAATTTATTCACTGGTAGGGTTGTTAATACCAAACAAGTAAGTAGTTTTAAACTACCAAATAGCACTCATCAAGCACCACAACTAGTTAAAGATGCAATGAGCTCCATACCCTATTGTCTTATTAGATTAGAGTCTTTAGAAGCTTATATTAACAAACAAGAAGCTTTATATGTACAAGCCAAGGAAGATTACTTCACAAACTTAAGTATTACTAAAGATCAATTCAATACTATCAGAGGTCAATATTATAGCTCTAACACTGCTTATAGTTTAGTAGTTGCTCAAAAGCCAATAAAGATTGAAGAGGATTTATATAGTTATGTTCCAGCCTATGAAGTGCAAATGAGTGGTAGAATATGTCAAGTATTTGGAGCTATGACTAATGCTTGTAGAGAGATGAAAGAAATAGCTTATAAAGACATTAAAGACTTACATAACTATGACTTACAAGCTAGTCAAGTTAATGGTTTAATTCAGCAATTTGAAGCTGCTAATATTAACACAAAATGGTTAGAAGATTACAAAGCAAACCCTAATTCAAAGTATGAATATGCTGCTCTTGTAGGAGTTAGTGTTGGTTGTTGGAAGCAATTATTAATTAGTACTATTATGGGTTCTTCATTACCAACTGATATTAAGAAAGCACAAGCTAAATTAGATAAAGATGGAGGCCCTCTAGCAGCAGTATTAGATGCTCTAAACAAGGAGTTCTTAGGTGATGTAGACAAAGTTATAACCTCTCTACAAGCCTATGCTAGTGCTATTAAACCCCTTAAAGAATCACTTGATATATGGCACAACTACTTAGTTACAACTTATATTTTGTTGAATGGTTATAAAGCAGGAAACAAATGTATTTATATTACAAACCCAACAGGAATGAGAATAAATGTAACTGAGTTGCTAGGCAAAAACACCAACAAGGAGATATGGAAAGCAAAGGCTACATTAGCTCATTTCATACTAGCTGGTCAGGAGAGTGCATTTATTCATCATCTGAGTGTACTTGGTAAAGTTAAAGAAGAGTTTGTAACTCTAGGCTCAGAATATGATGGACTTATCACACTACATAAAGTATCAGAAGAAACAATCAAACAAGCTGGTTTAACATCTGGCTTAAACAATCCAATTCTAGTAGAAAAACCTTTTAACTAACACCTTAACAACCAACAATAACAACAAAAAACCTCCTAGCAATTAAGCCAGGAGGTTTATTATTAAATCCATTTATTTAACAGTTTAACAACTAAATAAATCAACCAAATAAGCACAAACAACCAAAACAAGTTCAACAAATAATAAAAGTATATAACAAACAATAAAACAAATATAAAAGCCATCACACATATATATAGTATAACAAATTAGTTGATAATTATGGGCATATATATAAAATATATTTAACTATATTCAATAGTAATTTTGAAGTCATCTTTAACATTATCTAGAGACTTTTCAACTTCATATAAATACTTAAGTACTTCAAATTGGCTCATTATATATAATCTTCTTTCCTTTGATTCAAAGTCACCAGATTTAATAATTGACCTTAACTCTTTCTCAATATCCTTTATCTTTTCTAAAGTTGTTTTAACTCTGTTCATTTGATTTTACTTCCTGAATAACTTTTAATAAGTTTTTACTATTAATTGGTTGTGGTTCTGTAAACCTATTCATTTGATCTTTAAAGGATAGTGTAGCGTCTCTAATTGTAGCCACTATAGTTTGTTCATCATATACTTTAAAAGCTTCTAGAAGTTCTAAATTACCCTCTAAAAGGACCACTTCTAATAGTTTCTTATTAGTATTTGGACTAGCAATAAACTCATCAACAATTAATAAACTTTGTAATTTCTTTGATAATTTCATAATAATTAAACCCCTTGTTTAATATTCAATTCTTGTTTTAATTCATTTACTTTATCAATGGCCTCTTGTTCAGTTGCAAAATAACCATAAAACTTACTTCTAAACTTTACTTTCCAATTATTTGATAGCTTAACAAATGAATAATGCTTTGCATTTCTTTTGGTTTTTATGGGTCTATTCATACACTCCTGTTTATACTTAAGCAGTTCATCATCAGTTAAAGTTTTTAAGTATTCAACCTCTTTAATAGCTTCTTCTTCAGTATAATGATTGCTAAATTTAACAGGTTTGCCTTCAATTCTATATGTGACAAGATACATCTTAGATGCTTTATTAAATGAATAATATTTTGAACCTTCTACCTTATATAATCTTTTAGGTTTAGCTCTACACTGTTTTTCATACTCAATTAGTTCTTCATTAGTAAGAGTTTTTAAATACTCTACCTCCCTAATAGCTTCTTCTTCAGTATAATGATTGCTAAATGAATAGTTATATCCATTCACAGTATAATAGACATTATAAGAACCATTTGCATATGTATAGTATTTGGATCCTTGGATTTTATGTCCTAAATTACTTCCAGCAATAGGTCTAGAGTTAAATTGACACTCCTCCCAATTATCTAAATAAGCTTGCTCTCTACTAAGAAGTAACTCTTTAAAGTCATTTAAATTTAACTCACCTCTTTCAACCACCTCTAATACAGTAAATATTAGGTCTTGTTCACCATATTTGTTAAAGTGGTTTTGTAAGTGTTGTGAGTGATGTTTGTTAGCTCTTAATTCAGATAAATGTCTGCCCCATCTATCACAAATTCTAATTGAACTCCCAACATATCTCTTACCATTTGTCTTACTTAATATTAAGTATATTCCTGCTGATTTACTATTCATATTTTTGTAATTATTATTATTTAATACTGATTAAATTATACCAGTATTGAGTAGTAATAAATAGGCTAAATAGAAGAAACCTTACTTATACTGGAGCTAAGGACAGGTATTGATTGGCACAAATAAGTACCATAAATCAATGGTATAGCATCCGACTCTCTATTGGTATTTAAAGTATCACTAAACAGATAATTATCCTGTCTTTCAACCTTATCTGGAGTTTGTGTAGTTGGAGCTAAAACACCACTTAAACCTCTAACAAAGAAAGTTGCACCAATACCTAATAACAAGGGGCTTGCAAATAACAATCCAGCACCAATTAAAACAGCACCAAATATAATATTAAAGAAGTTACCACCACCACCTTCAACAGCCTTACAAATGTACATAATGTCACCAACAATAGGCACATAGCTCTTATCATTAAGAACTAATTGACCAACATCTTGGACCACATCATCATCACTATTAGTAGTATAAGTAGTTAATTTAATACCTTTAATTTCTTGTTTAAATGCTTCACCAAAATTACAAATCAAGCCTTTAATAATAGTTTGTAAACTATTGCTATTAATTTCTATATCAGGATAATCCAGCCCTATAAACTTTATAATCATTGTTTTTATTTAATATATTTTCCTTAATTATATGACTTTCTTTTAAATATAGTTAGGCAATAAAAGG